TTGCCACGGAGAGGGAAGAATCCATGCCGATTGGGTGCAGGCAGATTCTATTCGCAAGGATTACACTCAAGTCGGACACGGCTTTGTAAAGGGTCATGTTGTTCGTTTTGATTCCGATGGAAGTCTGACATTTGCAAAAGCAAACAATGTTCAGAATGCAGAAGCAATCGGAATTGTCAACGCAGTAACAGGTTCTTGCATTACAGTAGTCAGCAAGGGATATGTTTCCGGAATCACGGGAACGGGCGGATTCGCAGGAATCTATCCGCTTGTGACGGGTAATGCATATTTCCTTTCCCCGATGACTAATGGCGGATTGATTGCTGATCCTGATTCGGGGGCATTGATGTTGCAACCCGGAGAAATTAGGAAAGCAATGTTTGTTGCTTCTGGATTCAACTCGGGTTATGTGGTGAATTACACGGGAATCGTGGTTGGGGACAACCCAACAGATTTGGTGTATATGAGAAGTGCAGCACCAGTCGGTTCTGTTCATCCTTTTGCGGGACTGACTTCCTCCGTTCCTTATGGTTGGTTTGTGTGTGATGGATCGGCAAAGTCCAAGGAAGAATGGCCCGATCTTTTTGATGCAATCGGAAACATTCATCACGCAGATGCAGTTGTTGGCGGCGACCCAGACGCAATGGTTATGGTTGGTGATACTAGGGGGATGCAGGCGGGAGATGCAATTAAAGTAGTTTGGGCAACGGGAGAAGTTTTGACCACAGTATTGTCTGTCAATACAGGAACAAGAGTGGTCACGATTGCAGGAAATGAGTTTGTGGATCTCCCTCAAGGAACAGAACTTAGAGTGTATGGAAGAGTTGTAGCATCCACCACGGGCAGATCAATTTATTTCCTTCCCGATCTGCGTAGAAGAACGGTTTTTGGAACTTCGTTTGGGACGGGGCTACCGGGATCTGGAAATGTTTCCCCGCAACTAGGAATTGCTGCGGTAGGGGGCGACGATCAGGTTGAGTTGGCTATTGACAATATTCCCGATCACAGACATACGCTAGACATTAATGTCCTTCCCTCTACAGTTGGAGGAAATGCATCAAGTGTAAATCAAACCGGAGACATGATTGATCTTGGTTCAAATGGAAATCCTTTCTCTATTATGCCTCCTCACATTTCAATGCATTGGATCATCCGTGCAAAGAAGGGCTATCAGGCAACGATTCTAACGGGACATAATCATGACAATTATTACATTCGTTATGATATTCCACACACAATTGTAAGTGGTGCTGCAAGAACTCTTACAGATGCAGATCGTGCCCAATTCCGTGCAAATGCAAAAGTGTTGAGAAATGATGATGATGATACATTTAATGGGACTTTGACCATAACTGAAAATTTGAATGTTAGTGGAACCGCAACAGCAACGGAATTTGTTGGTTGTGGAACCATACCACTTGGCGGAATAATTATGTGGAGTGGTTCAAGTGTTCCGACAGGGTGGGCATTGTGTGACGGCAGAGTTTCTGGTGGAATGCAAACTCCTGATCTTCGTGGTCGTTTTATTGTGGGTTATAATAGTAACACAATTGCAGGAACTACAACAAAATCAGAATTCTCACAATATGCTATTGGCACACTTGGTGGTCTTGAGGCTGTTACTCTCACGGGCAATCAACTTCCAAGTCACAGGCACAGTATAGAACCAGTAAGCGCAAATGCTACAATTGAAACATCAAATACTTTGGGTAGCACCTATGCTAGAAACAATTTCCTTAGACAAGGAAATATTGATATTGATCATGGTGGTCAGGAAGATACGACAAGGCTAGTAGATACTCTCGGGCACACACACTCAATAACCGCATCGGCAGTAGCAAGTGGAATTAGAACAGGACTTACTGGTGGAAATCAACCACATGAAAATCGCCCACCATTTTATGCACTTGCATTTATCATGAGGGTTTGCTAAGGAAAATCATGGCAATCAGCATCAATCATGACATGGATCAGGGAGCAAACTTCTCCTTTACTTACACGGTAAAGGGAAATGATAACATTTCTATAGACATTTCCAATGGTTATACCGCATATGCACAAATGAGGCGGTTTTATAGTTCTACAAATGCCGTTTCTTTAAATGCATCAATTACGGGTTCTACTGGTCAAGTATTGGTTTCATTGGGGGCAACTGCAACTTCTGGAGTAAAGGCTGGAGTCTGGTTCTATGATCTTGAATTGCATTCAAATGGAAGCAATACTGTCCAAAGATTGGTTCAGGGAATGATTACTGTCTATCCAGAAGTCACAAAAATTCCTTGACACTTTTTTGGTTGCTGTTATTATTTGCCTAAATACTCGGACATCCCACCTTTATCATGGAGATTGCAATGACTGAATCGATGACTATGGAACCACAGACTGCTCTTGACGGCCCCGCACCCGTTACCGAGCCGATCCCCACAATCAGCCCAACACAAACAACAGCAAACGGCCCAAAGAAGATCACACTTTGCATGATCGTCAAAAATGAGGCTCATGTCATTGAGCGATGCCTTGCTTCGGTTGTTCCATTGATCGATTATTGGGTAATCGTTGATACTGGCTCCTTGGATGGAACACAGGACAAGATCAAGAAGTTTTTTGAAAATGCAGGAATCCCCGGCGAACTGCATGAAAGAGAGTGGAAGGATTTCGGTCACAATCGAAGCGAGGCATTGGAATTCGCACAGAAGACTGATACGGACTATTCTCTCATGATCGATGCTGACGAGGTTCTTGTGTTTGAACCCGGTTTTGATCCGATGAAGTTCAAGGAAACCCTGACCGCAGACCTATACAACATCTTTGCCCATTTTGGACAGACTCGCTATCACCGTCCGCAGATGACGAGCAACAAGAAGAAGTTCTATTACCGTGGCGTTCTTCATGAGTATGTGGACTGCAAGGATACGATCTCCACACGGGACTTTGCCCGTGGTTTCATGAACACCCCAATTCAGGACGGTGCCCGTTCTTCTGATCCCGAGAAATACAAGAAAGATGCCATCAAGTTCGAAGAGGCTCTTGCTTCGGGAACTGTGGAAGAAAAAGATTTCAATCGTTATCACTTCTACCTTGCACAGTCATATCGTGACTCGCAGCAATGGGAAAAGGCAATGAATGCATATCTCAAGAGAGCAGAACTTGGAGGTTGGAATGAAGAGGTTTTCTACAGCCTGTATCAGGCGGGTCGAATCATGGAAGTCCTTGAAAAGCCTGTTGACAGCATCATTCAGGTCTATTTCAAGGCATATCAGACTGCCCCATGGAGAGCCGAGTCCCTGTGGGCCGCAGCAAGACTCTGCCGTGCATTCTCACGGTTTGATCAGGGCTACAGATTTGCCAAGCAGGGTCTGAAGGTTCGTTATCCCGAAGGTGCCCTGTTTGTCGGTCAGGGAATCTACGATTGGGCACTTTTGGATGAGTTTTCGATTGCTGCTTATTGGACAGGAAACTACCGAGAGTCAAGAATTGCATCCATGCAGTTGCTTCAGCAGAATAAGTTTCCGCAAGACCAAAAAGGTCGCATTGAGGCAAATCTGAAGTTCGCTTCGGAGGCACTTCTGTCAGAGGGTGGTTAAATGATGCTAAATAGTGGCAGTCTGACTCATAAAGAACAGGGACACCACTAATGGCATATAGTGCAATTCCAATCGTTGGCGGCGGGGGCGAAAGCGACCCAAGAAGAATTCTCAATACATGGACTGTTGGTGAAGGACATGACTTTGAGGTGGGAAATGTAGTTTACTACATTGGTGGAACTACAGGCTTCGCAAAAGCCCAAGCCAATGAGTTGGATACCACGCAGACATTTGGAATAGTCGAAGCGGCTGGAGTCAATTCAATACGAGTTGTCTACCAAGGCGAGATCGATTTTTCCAATTCTGTCACGAATGTTCTTGACGATACTGCACCGGGACTGACTCCAGGTCTTGTTTACTATGTTTCTACCGCAAATGCAGGAAATCTTACATCAGTAAGACCCGCAGGAGGTGAGACATATGTTCACGGTATCCTCGTTGCCACCACACCCACCAATGGACTGGTCATCAATGCCCTGCCACAGTCGAGTTCTTCCGCATCATTGTTCACTCCTGTTGGTTCTATCATTCCATGGGGTGGCAGCAAGAATACAGTCCCGGAGACATGGAAATTCTGTGATGGTGAAGCGGTTCTGAAATCTAGCGAAAATGAAATCTATGATGAACTCTATCAGGTAATTGGAGACAAGTTCAAGATTTCTGCAACAGTAACAGACACAGGAAATTCCAATCAAACACTAATTTTAAACTTTGACAATGAAACACATGAGGATGGGGCTGCATATGCGTTGCACGGTCTTGAAGATGCATTTGACAATGACACCAATTTAGATTATAAAATTTCTTGGGGAAATAATGTAGTTGTTGCAGAAATATCATCCGTGTCTGCAATAGCAAACGAGGTTTCTTTCGATTATAAACTTGCATATGATGGTTCATCTCCGGTAAATTTCTCAAGTCTTTCAGCCGATATGACTGTTTACATTCAGTCATTGGCAAATTCAGAAGTTACAGGAGCAACATCTGATCGATTCTTTATTCCTGATTTGCGAGGACAATCGGTATTCGGGGCAGGAAATGCAATCGGATTCGAGGAATTGAATCGTGGAAATGTCGGAGGAGCAGGAAGCCATCTCATCACCACAGATGAAATTCCAGACCATGACAATGTTGTATATACGGCTGTTGGCGATACAGGAAGCGGTCGGCAGGCGATAGTGGCATCGGTAGCGAATGTTGCACCCGCAGATGTTGTTGAGTTTGATGCATCATTCACGGCAGACAATGAGCCAATGTCATTGATGCCCCCCCATACTGTTACGAACTGGATAATTCGTCATCGCAGATTCCAAGGCCCTGGAATTGAAATTGGCCCACCTGGATGCTATCCATATCTTCAGGATAGCACAACCACGGGTCTATGCACAGACTATGTTTTTGCATTAACTGGCAACAATGTCTGTGATGATTCAACATATACGATTACAGTCTGTGATGGTGAAAAGGGAGCAACAGGAGAAAAGGGCGATCAGGGTGATGAAGGAGAGCCTGGCCCAACAGGGCCTAAAGGCGACAAGGGAGACAAAGGCGATACGGGCGAACGGGGAGAACCCGGCGCAGACGGTGATGATTGCGTTTGTCAGTCTTATGGAAACAATGGTGGCTCGAATGGGTTTGCCGACAGTCTTTATTTTGAGCCCGAATCCGATTACAAGAATGGAATCGTAGGCAATCCTAATGCAACATACCTTGATGCAAATTTCTCTAAGGATCCGCTGTATCCAACCGACTTTGGATACTTCACTCAGACTCTTCGTTCTGTGAATGCGGTTCCTTCGACAAGAGTTCCATTCTATTATCGTGATCCAACCAACATCGTCAACG